CTCTTAAGTCAGCCATTGGCCCAGTAAAGCCTACCAAAGAACGCCCAGACAACTTCTGGGCTGAGATTGGACATCTATGCATGAAAACAAAGCCCCAGGCTTTCATTGGTCGCCGGATATCTGTTGATTTGGTCGATGGATGGAACGACAAAGCAAGTTTTGATTTCAACCAAACTTTATTAAAGAACGAATCAACCAAACAACAGCCCACCCCACTAGAACAGGCAGTAAAATTGCTCCCAAAATCATAAGAAGCTCACAAAATGTCATGGATAGCCCTTAGCTTTCCTTCCAATGCCTTGGCATACTCACATAGCTTTTCATGTTCTCTTGCCGCGCGCCACAGCTCACTGTTTCGATTGGTTTCATACTGAATTAAATAGAACGGTCTAGCGCTTGTTTCTGAATAAAGCCTAAACCATTCGTTTCTTTCGTCAACCAAACTCATTTTTCACCTTTCACTATTTTCTCCATAGCCCTGTCTGCCTCTGATTCTGCGCGTTCGTGCTCTCTATCAGCAGCCAAAGCAGCTAAGGCCCTGTCAGCCTGTTTACCAGCCAAGCCATGCTTATGTTCACTCTCTTTGATTGCAGCGTCTATAACCTTATTGATGCGCTCATCATCGGCTTTCTGCTGCTCAATGCCCACTTTTGTTTCCGCAATAGACAATTCTGCCAAAATCTTAGCAATTTCGACTTGTAGCTTCTTGTTATCCATCTCAAGTTCAGCCATCTTAGCCGCTGATTTCATCTCTTCCGAGCGCGCAGCTTGCTGAACCTTGGCCATTCCGACTTGATTTTCTGACTGGACTTGCTGAGCAGCGATTTGAACCATTTGTTGGTCTATCTTAGGCTGTTGTGATTGCATTTCCATCGCTTTTTGCTTCATTTCAGCTTGTTGCTGGCTATATTCTTCCCAGCGTACTTTCATAGTTTCAGCATTGCGCATTTCTACATTGTCGAGAACCAAGTCACCACATGCATCATTGATAAATTGACCAAGGCTAGGTATGGCATTACTGAGTGCAATAACTTGCTGAAGTGCGCGAGACTGTTGTAGACCAAAGCTGACACCAGCAGATATTTTGATTTTAAAGGCACCAGGCTCAAAATCTATCATCACCCCGCCAGGTTGGTTAATCATCTCATATGAGCGTTTACCTTCTGGCGATATCACAGGTATAGAACGCGGAGTCTTGTAGTACATTGGCATCATGTCTATAACCATCTGCGCGCATGATTCTAAACCCAAAAGATAGTTATTCATATAGGGCATTGCTGATGCGTTACTCAGCGTTGTGATTTCCTGCACAGCCTTACCTGACATTTCGGCTGATGTGAGTTGAGTCATGCTGGTGTCAAAGTTACCCAAAGCGTTTTGGATGACCGTATCAGCAGCCATAAAAGCTTCCATCACGTCTTGTGGCAAACCTTGCCTAGGCGCAATTATGGGAGGCTGCAAGGGCACATTAGGGTTGCCATTGTGGAAAGCATTATAAATAAGGGTTGTTGTGTTTTGTGGCTTACGATACAAATCTAAATATTGAGGCGGGATACTTTCCAAGGAGGCAATGATTTGCGCGGGGCGCATGTTTTCAATCTCATTGACCAATACTTGACCCGCAAAGTTCTTCATCCGCTGAGCACCTTCAGCATTATAAAAGATAGGCTTGGTCATTTGATAGCTTGAGCCTGTTGTATCGTCTTTGGATACTACTGAGTTACCATCAAAGAACTTGATGGGCAAACATGGATAATCTGTGTCTTCTTCGTTCAAAATGTCATTGCGCACCATTTGGAAGCGTTTAATCGTGGTGATTTCAGTTTCACGGGTATCAACTATCATTGGCACTTGAGCCAATATTCCGGCTTCTTCCCATGCTTTGACAAAATTCTTATATTCTTTGTCGGTCATGTTTTCATCGTTCGATAGTCGATGTAATTTGACCTTCTTCTTAACCTTCTCATAGTAATCAGCCACCATGATGATATGGTCTTGGCCTACTTTGAATGACCAGTTAAACGGGCCAAAAGAACCCATACCGGAACTGGAAGTGATGAATTTATCCTGAAACTTATACTTAGAGATATCGACCTCGGGGAACTCACGCTCAAAGTCTTCTTTGCGCATGGGGACAATCTCAAAACAATAGTCACCATCTGATTTGTCCGGGGCAGCGGCCAAGGAATCAAAGCCAACCAGCGTTTGATCATATGTGCGCTGCATCTTGATATGCTGTAAGAATGACTTGGAATCCACATAATCAGTAAAGATTTTAACCGAGCTATAACCACCTGATAGACTGTCTCGATAGACTTCCTTCTCCATTCCGCGCTTGTTAGACTCTTGCAGGGTATAGCGCATGAAGCCCTCAAGCACACGTATTTGCTCAGCTTGCAGTTTCTTTTGCTGCATATCCCCCGGCATATAGTCATCAGATGTGTGGATTTCGATAGACGGCTCGTGCTTAGCAAACTCGCCGATGAGCCTAGATAAGTAAGCTTCAAGAATATTGAACTCTAAACTGTTTCTTAACAGTTCATTGTTGACGTTCTTGCCTGAGTCGCCCATGGTTGTGACAAAGATGAAATTACGGAAGCGAGTGTATCGCTCATAGTTACCTTTGAAGCCCTGGTAACTATTCTCAATATTCTTTTTGATTCTTTTGAGCTGTATACCTTTTTGTATATCGTCCATGGGTTACCTGCTTATAAGTGCATCGAATTAAGGTTTTGTTGTCTAAGTGCGTCTAGTCTGTTTGCTGAGCCTACAAAGGCTTTTAAGACTTCAGACTGTTTGTCTTCATGAGGTAAGATAGTTCCATCAATGAGGGTGGCTCGGCAGGCCATTTCAAGTGAGTCAGCTATATCATCATGGGCGTGTGATTGGTTGCCTGTGATTTTGCGCATATGCTCCAAACATCGCTCAGTATGTTTGCCAGTACGTGGTATTGATATCTGCTTGGATGCCACAAACTTTTGGCATTCAAAGAAGCGGGCTGTCTTATTGCCTCCGCCAGCGTTACGCTCAACGTCCATTATACGAAGCCCGGGCACTGTCTTAAGTATCGAGGTCAACGTGACGCCTGTTGATTTCTTTTCAATCAAGACCCAATCAGGTCTAATGGGATAGCGCATACATTCTTGGTAGAAGTCATAGAACTCAGCCTCTAGGTCTTTAGGCTCGATGCGAACTTCTCGACAACCCAGCCAATGCAGGCCATAGACACCAAAGTCAATGCCTCGATGCTCTATCTTATATATGCCCCAGAATGACATGGCGGTCGCGTCGTTCCAGGTCTTATCAGTTTCTGCGCTGTCAATTGTCAAGAATGTAGACAGAATAGGAGGGTCAATGTCCGTCAAATGGAACCAATCGCGCTGAAATATGCCGCCCCCAGGGGGTTGGGGTTGCTGCATCTGTTGCGCCCAGAAGTTGTATGGGTCTTTGTCGCGCATTATCAGCAATTCGGACCTGGGGTGCTCCTCGGGGTACAGTGCGTTATCGTGCTCATCCAGTGCTGTTAAGATGACTTTTTTCCACTCGTAGCCCTCTTTGCCATCAAGAAAGAAAGCCGGTAAGTCATCCTCATGGAGACGCTGACCGATGAATATACGCGCCACATTGTGCGAGCGAGGGCGCATTGTGATCGTGCCCTTGTAGTTATCAATCACCTTGTTACGCAATAGCTCTGAGAATGTATCAGTGTACTTGTGCATGTCATCCATCAGGACGCAACCGGAAAAGCGGTCGCAATTGGGCAATCCCGCATCGGCACCCACGATGGTCATTTCAGCACCAAAGGCCGTACAGATGCCACCAGCCTCAGTTTTGAAGTTTCCCTTGCTCTTGCTGTCTTGTCTGAGATGCACATTGAACAAGCGCTTATACTCGCTCATTTCCATGATTTCTTTAATCGTGGATGTGTGCTTTACGGCCAAGTCGTACCCAACAGAAATATAGAGAAAATTGCAATCAGGATAATTAGCATAACACCAGGCCACCCAGTAGACTAGCAACGTTGATTTACCATAACCAGGCGGAACATTGATTACCAATCGCGTTGTCTCCATATTGAAGACAGCCTTTAGTTCACGCGCCATTGTAATAACGTGCGGCTCCTTGCCGGGTGGGCAAGAAATACTGAAGGGTCGCCCGTTCTTGAGTTCATAGAAAACACGAACGAAAAGCAAGAAGGAACCCTTCAGGTCTGCGCTCGTGTAGTCATATTCTGCAAGAGTCGGGACGGTTAAGTGTCCGTGGTCTTGTATTGTCATCAGTAAGGCTTGTTATTCATCTTCTTAAGCTTGGGGTAGCAAGCACGGCCTGAGCCTTCAAGAGTGACTGCTTTGAGTCCGCCGTCTTTTTTCATGCTAGACTTTGCTGGCATCTTTTCATCACGCTTCTTTGATTTACGTTCTTCAGACTCGTATTTCATTTCATTCTCTTTCATTTCGCGCATTTCGTTCATCATTTCGATTTTCCTTTCGGTTTAGATTTGGTTTTAGATTTAGCCCTATCTTGTATAGAGTAGCCAATCGCTACAGCTTGAGAGGGCTTTTTTCCGGCTTTAATTTCCGTCTCGATGTTCTTTTCTCGTGCTTTCTTGCTTGATGATTTAACCAGCGGCATTTTCTTTCACCTCTTCAGATTCAGCAATAGCCACGCCAGCACTAGCAGCAGCCAAGGCAAGCGCCAGGATAATTGCTTGTGTTTCTTTCTCATGTTTCTTCATCAGATTCATTGCATCTTTAAGCACTTTATCGAATATGCTCATGATGTCACCTCGGGTGATGCCACCACAGTTGCAGACACATTAGATGAGCCCATAAGGCCCTCATGCTCAGCAATATCGTTTACTGCCATGGTTGCAATCTCTTTGATTAGCTCGCCTTTGATTGAGTCTGGCAGGCTGTTAATGTGCGCGATGATTGCATCATGATGCGCAGCGATTGCCTTGAGCATGTCATTAAGCGCAGCATCAATGCCTGAGGGTTTGATTGTGCTAAAAAGTTTTTCAATAATGTTCATAAGTGCTCTCGATGTTAATTAGATTAAGTGCTCGCATATCATGGAGTGTAAGTATTCCAGACTTTGAATAGGCGTCGATATATTCACTATGCAGCTGCTTGGCTTTTGAAATGGTGATTTCAAGCTCGCGAAGTATGATTGCTGTGTCTAGCAGTAATTTTGCATCACTCATATAGTCTCTTTATGCTTTGTATCAATGTACTTGTCTATAAGTTCTTTAACTTCTTTCTCGCCTTCAGCAGGCTGGTTAACGTTAAAGTTAATATTGGCCTGCTGAGTGTCGTAACGCTTAAACTCTGCTTTCTTCATGTAGATGAAAAGCTTTGTGTCGAAGTCTTCTTCGAGATGATTATAAGCGAGTCTATCAAGATATGCTTCCCGCAATGCAAAGCCCTGCTCCATTGCTTCGCCGAATTCAGGGAATTGGGCAGCCCAGTTGTAAAACGTTCTTGATGATGCTTTGAAATGCGCGGCAACTTGTATGAGCGTCATTCCTGAGCCCATTAGCTCTACAAGCTCTTCGCAATAGTTGGGCTTATATAACATTGAGCTTATAAAAGGCTTGCCATCGGCGCGCAAGCGAATGTCAGTGCGGCCAGGTCGTGCGCATTCGGGTCGTCCGTCAGCGATAGTGTCGTCTCTTTCGAGCATATGTGAATAATCCCATTATGGTATGAGTTGATTCTAGCATATTAGCGAAGGATTAAAAGCGGTGGGGAGATAGATAAAAAGGGGCGCTGGATTGTATAACGCCCCTCATTGTCTTCGTTTTGTGACTAGACTCGCGCAGTATATCAAAGCTTAATAATGTCGCCAATCGCGCCGAGAATAATAATTCACGATCATCTCATTACAATTTTTGATTATGCAGTCCGCACACTCACTTGTGCCGTCTTTGTTCTTGCATGACTCTACTTTTGATTTGCAAGTTGTGCAGTAATTTGTAGTTAGTTCGTCACATAATTGCTTGAATGTTTTCATAGCGAGAGAGTATCCAATAATCTTCAGGTAAGCAACTCGGTGCGCATAATGTTTATTATGTTAAACGAAAAACACTCAATGTCATTTCCCTAGCACACCACCTAACTCATTATGCTGTACCATTACACCATTACAACAGTACAAATTCACTGCGAATAAAATTAAAATAATTCACATTTACTATTGTTTTTTACTTTTCATCATGTATAATGACTACATCAACGCAATAACAGGAATTAAAAATGTTTAAACAGTATCAAGTAACAGATGTCGAAACGGTTACAGAATTTGTAAATCAATATTACAAGCGCTCAAAGATTGAGCCTCATTTAAAAGATTACCCAGATTACAAGTCATTGCTTATCAATAGCCGCGAAGAAGATATCAAAGAGTGTGGATATACGATTATATCTCATCATGACTCGGTAACTGGATCAATAGTGTCTTTGTATAAATAATCAACGCAACAACAGGACTAAATGAAATGACAAAATACGAAAGAGAAATAATGACCCTTTCCACTTCTGCTAATACCGCTGGCGCGATCGAGGCTGGCATGAAACAGATAGCAAGACGTTATCATCACACGGAAAGAGTCCTGCACACTCTCAAAAACGGCATTCAAAAAATTGGCGTCTACGACAAAGACGGAAAATTAATAAACGAATATCACAGATAGTCCAGCACATCAACGCAACAACGGGAAGATATAAAATGAGACAATATAAAACGCTAACTGGCCGCATCAAGCTATCAACTGCTAGCCATGACATCAACGGCCATAAAATCCCTTACGATTTTTGCATACATGCAAATTCACCCGAAAATGTGGCTATATATGACACGCTAGCTATGCATGTTGTCGGCGGCGACTATTCGCAGGCCGACTGGAATCGTGCAGCACGCAAGATTAAAAACTTTGTAAATGAGTTTGGCGGTTATTATGGCGCTGATATATACGTCAAGATACGATAACCAAATCACACAACGGGAAGATATGAAATGTTAAATA